GAATAACCTCGTGCATCAGATTAAGCTCTTCGATAATCGCATGATGCTTGACAAGGAAGTGTTCGATACTCGCCTTGAAGCTTTCCATCTTAAAGACATGCTCCTTGAGATCGTCACTCATAACCCCTCCTTGTCTAATCATGTTTCACTGCGGTGTAACATATACAGAGTATAACAAGCAATAGCTATTTATCAACGACCGTGCTATAGTTAAATCTCCCCCCACAATTTAGCAGGTGCCAATGAAGCTCGCCCTTCTGTTGCGCTACCGTCTCTGTAAACGTCTCGGACTGCTGTTCCGATCCCTGGATAAGTGGTTCTGGGAGGCGCATGCCAAGGCCCATAGCAAATATATACGCAAGTATAAAAAACAGCCCCGGTAATCCGCGCCTTACAGAGGCGTATCACTAAGTAAAAACTTGGAGAAAATATTATATTAGCTAATAATATAAGATTTCTTATATTCCTATACCTGAAACAGACCATGAAACCCCTACTTTGAAATAGAAGCGCAGAAACCCGGGGCGCACAGAGCCGTATTCCCCCCGGCAATAAACATAAGATTTTTTATATACCCCATACCTGCCCAGTCTTCCCCATGAACGCCCACAAAACAGGGGGTAGGGGTAGATGGGACCCATAGGATTGTTTGAGTGTAATAGCGTGGGGGGGGAGAGGCCCTGCGCCGGGTCCGTCAGGAGGGGGTGGGGGTCTCCGATCCCGGCCAGAAGTAGTGGGCCGAAAGGGGGTGGGCCTAACCGGGCAGGCCGGTCACCCGATCCGGTCCAGCCGGACAGCCGGGCAGCGCCCTTGCGCCTATCCATATGATGAGTGCTGCTCGCTACCGCTCGGCGAGACGCGCCGTCGTTGCCGGTGACCAGTCACCAGCAAGACCGGCATGGCCCCCCGGTGTAAACTGTAAGCTGCCAGGGGGGAGGGGGTGACCGATTATGTCACCGTGCCAGATCCGGTCACTGGTCGAGAGTGGCCAGCCTGCGTTGCAGCTCAGCCATGACCTCCTCGCTTGACCGCTCCTCACTGGTCACCGACTGGCGCTCTACAAACATGGACTGGCCAGTGTCAGCACCGGCAGTATCGGACATGGCCACGCTGCCTAATGCCCTCAAGGCCGCAACCCTGGACGCTGCGCTGGTATCTTCCCGCATAGTCGGGTCACTCTCCTCGACTAGCCTAGATATCACTAGATCATATCGGCTACCCCTCGACAGGCGCTTATCTGCCTCCCTGGCTTCGATCCTCCTATTTATTTCATCCGATATTTGACCGTGGTGCCGACAGTCATAGGCCCGGCTGTAAATGGTCCCGATGCTCATCTTCGACGTGCTGTAAGCCTGCTTGTAACTTTCTGTCTGCGACAGGCCGTTCACTACCCCTTCAATGAAGGCCAGCTGGCGTCCGGTGAAAGGTCTCTTCCTCCGCTTGGTCTTCGACTGTGTCTTCGCCTCCTTGCCACCTACTATCGTTAACTTGGTCATCTGGTATGGTCTCCTATGCTTGATGCTGTTCGCTCCGCTCACTGGCGCGGCGGCGTCGTCCATAAGTATGGGCGCTCCATTTCGAGACTGCAAGAAGGGTGACCATTTATGGCATGTATAAAAAAAGACACGCATGGTCCATTTTATACTTGTGGTTCCCTTGACAAAGTGCATTATGCACGTCCAGTCGTTGTTTCGTTAACAGCGACCGGGGGGCACCGCCCATGCAGTGCCCGACGAGAGGGAGGAGACAAACCGCCCTCGGTCCCCAAGGGGACCATGCCCCCGCGCCTCACGGCGAGCAGTAGGGCCAAGAGGTCACGCAGTGATGCGCAGCCCGATGGCATGTAGGAAAAACCCGCTAGTAACTGAGCCGCCAGAGTGTCCGACAAATCGAGCATCGGAGTGAGCCGCACCAGGGATCTAGTAAAAGTGATGCCCCCGACGGGGACCGCCTCCGGCTACCGGAGTAAACTTCGACCTGCCGCGCTCTGGCGTGATGGTCGTCGGGCTTGTCGCAGCCCAGTCCACTTCATGCCATGGAGTGCCTGGAAAGCTTCTGAGCCAACCAACATTTAAAACTCACTGACAATGGAGACGACACATGTACACAGACTGCAACGGTAACCACTACCAGTCATACGATCACGCCTGCATCATTCACGGCGGAGAGACTGCCGCTTCCCTAGCAGCGGAAGATGCTTGGCGCGAGGAAGAGGCCATCAAGCAAGACCTCGACGCCATCGAAGCTCGTGGCGGCCCACGTTACAGCTGCCGTGCTTGGGCAGAGCCCACAACCGACTGGACGCGCCCAGCTGATCACCTCGACGACGTCATCCCTTTCTAATACTCGGGGCCTTGGCCCCGCTAAAACTCACCACACTGGAGAACAACATGCATACAGCCACAACCATCGCACACAACGCCGAGTTCACCCGACTGGTCAACGCAGGCGCACTGGTCGTCGTCAATCACTCAGGCGGCAAAGACAGCCAAGCCACTTACGCCGTCATCAAGGCACTGGTGCCTGCCCATCAGATTGTTGTCGTCCACGCCGATCTTGGTGACGAGGTCGAACACCTGGGCGTCCAAGATCACATCGTCAACAACATCGATCACGAGCTGCACGTTGCCGAGCCCATCTGGAAAGATGGCACCCGCAAGACCCTGCTCGACGCAATCGAGCGCCGGGGATTATGGCCAAGCGCAGCGCAGCGCTACTGCACCTCAGATCTCAAGCGCGGACCATGCGAGAAGGTCATCCGCCGCCTGCTCCGAGAGAGCGGACGCCGGGACGTCATCAGCTGCTTCGGCTTTCGGTCAGAAGAGAGTGCCGCCCGGGCAAAGCGCCCGACATGGTCGAGGGTCGCACGCAACTGCACCCAGTCGAGAGACTGGTACGAGTTCTCACCGATCCATGACCTCACCACTGACGAGGTGTTCGAGGTCATCGCCCAGTCGGGTCAAGAGCCTCATCCAGTCTACGCCGAGGGTAACACCCGATTGAGCTGCGTCTTTTGTGTGCTCGCATCGGACAACGACCTCAAGGTAGGCGCTCGGCTACGGCCTGAGCTATACGCTCGCTACGTCGCACTCGAAGATGCGATGGGTCACACATTCAGAGCCAACGCCAGCTTGCGCGACATCGTTGACGTGCACGTCTGAGCCGGGGGGCAACGTCCCCCCTTAAAACTCACTAGCAACTGGAGAACAGACACATGGACCAACAATTAATTGATGGCCTCGTTTTCGGTATCATCGACAATTTCGTTTTAATCATCGGAGGCTTCACCGGCCTTGAGGTCGAGCGTTGGCTCCCGTTCCGCACGGTCGGTGTCGGAGCCGTGCTTGGCGCAGGCGTTGGCAACGCCGTCTCTGATTTTCTCGGAGGCCTGCCCCTCGACTTCGCATTTGCCGTGGGCACGTTTCTCGGCTGCTTGGCCGGGCTGGTCTTCATCCCGGTGTGGCTGGTGGCAGGCAAGCAGCCGCAAGAATAATCGCGGGGACAAACCCCGCCTGAAACTCACAACAACCACAGATAGGAGGTGCCACCATGGCATCAATTTCTCACGCTATCCAGACGCTCGTCGAGTGTTACCCAATGATGACCTCACTGCCCAAGCGCTTGGTGCCAACCTTGATTGGCGCACCGGGCGTCGGTAAGTCGTCAGCCGTATATCAGGCAGCAGCACGCATCGTTGCCGAGAACGATATCGAACCCGAGAACTTCTCGGTCGTCGAGATGCGTCCAGTCACGATGGACCCTGCCGAGATCGCAGGCTTTCGTATTGTCGTTGACGGCAAGACCGTTGTCACCGAGGCCGACTGGTTTCCCCAGACATCGCACGGCGTTCTATTTCTCGACGAGATAGGCAAGGCCCAGGCGGCGGCGATGAACTCGCTTAGCGAGGTCATGCTTGATCACCGCATCGGCACTCGGGCGTTACCCCCCGGGTGGATGGTCGTCGCTGCCACGAACCGCCTCAGTGATCGCGCTGGGGAAGGCCGTATCGCTGCCCACATCCAAGACCGGATGTTGCCCATCAACATCGACCTCGACATCAAGGGGTTGCAGGAGCACGCCATCAGCAACGGCTGGTACGATCATGTGCCGATCTACTTTAACTACCGCCCTAACTATGTGCATCACCTTGATGCCGAGGGCAAAGGCGGCACGCCTCGCTCCTGGGAGATGGTCTCGAACATCAAGAAGGCGGACCTCTCTCCCGAGGTCGAGCAGACACTGCTACTTGCAGCGCTCGGCGAAGAGATCCATGCCGACTGGTGCGCATTCGAGCGCGTCATCGATAAGCTTCCCAACATCGCCGAGCTTATCGCCAACCCCGAGGCAGCACGCATCGACTACACACCCGACATCAGCTACGCGTTGATGGGTGCG